AGCATCAAGACCTAGAGATATATCTATATATGTTGGCAGTATCAATAGTAATAAGCAGCAATGCCGGTAATAAGTAGCAATAAGCAGCAACAACTACTAATGCAGCTGGAATTAATACTAAGTAATTATACTCAACGTGGGCCAGGTGGACGCTTGTAAATGATTGGTATTACTTGATTAGAATAAATTGCTTTAAAATTAATTAGTTTGCCATATTGCAATGTATCCACTTTGGCTATATATTTAATTCAGTTAAGCAAACAACTCGAATGAATCAATTTAAAGAGTTAGTCAAAGAGTGGGTTGACGACGATATGTCTGATACTGTTCTTTCAATTATTGAGACTGATGCACCCGCAGAATTAAAAGCCCAAATCTTTTGGTTTTGGCAGCAGCATCAAGACAAAATGGAAGAGGGTTGGAACTAATGGAATTAGTAAAAGTAAGCATGACCAACGGCAAACTATCACCCCGTAATATTTGGGATATACCCGCCGGTAAAACATGCCCCGCTGCCAAATACTGCAAAGCGGTTGCTGTTAGATATGGCAATAAGTCAACAGTTGTTGATGGACCTGACACTATCTTTAGATGTTACGCAGCAAGCCAAGAAGCAAGGTTGCCAAATGTCTATGACAAGCGGGCTAATAACTTTAGGCTGATCAATGACGCATTAGACAAAGGTAATTTAGTAGAGCTTATTGATAAGAGTATCAGTAAGAATCTATTACTAACTCGCATTCACTCTTCAGGGGATTTCTTCTGCAAAGAATACTTAGACGCATGGCTTGAAGTAGCAGCTAATAATCCACGTAATATATTTTATGCATACAGTAAGACTCTCAATTTATTTTTAGATAAGAGCTTACCCGATAACTTTTATTTAACTGCTAGCCATGGCGGTGTCTATGACTCATTGATTGAAGAGGGACACTTTAAGCGGGTTGCTTATGTAGTCAACACAGTTGAGGAGGCTGAAGAAATGGGCTTACCAATTGACCATGATGACAGCCACTGCCTTGAAGATGGAAACTTTTGTCTATTAGTTCATAACACCCAACCAAAGGGATCAATAGCTAGTAAGGCAATACAAGCACGTAAGAAAAATAAGCAGTTTGTTGGATATTCACAAGCATTTAAAACATTACACAATTGATCCACTTTGGCATATTAAACATGAAAAACATTCTTATTGCTTGCGAATACTCCGGAATTGTGAGGGACGAATTCTGCAAGCTAGGTTTCAACGCCGTGAGTTGCGACATAATCGCAAGCGAAGGTGATCCCAACAACAAACACATTCAAGGGGATCTAATGGAGATCATTGATGATCCGTGGGATTTAATCATAGCCCACCCTCCTTGTCAGACACTAACGCTAGCCAATACAAAGAACTGGTCAAAGCTAGTAGCTAATGGAGAACAACAAGCCGCTATTGAATTCGTTGAAAGAATATGGAACGCCAAACAATGTAAGCACATATGCATTGAAAACCCTGTTGGAGCATTAAGCACACGTTCATCACTTGGCAAGCCTCAACAGATATTCCAACCGTACGAATTCGGAGAAAGAGCGGCTAAGCGTACATGCCTATGGCTTAAAGGATTACCAAAACTCTATGCAGATCCAAGAGCTTTTATTAATCCTGAGACTATCCCATACAAAGAACTTAACCGCTTATGGCTAATGGGACCGAGCCCAACAAGAGCTAAGGAACGTGCTCGTTTTTGGCCCAAGGTAGCGGCTCAGATGGCGGCACAGTGGGGAGCTAAGCAACTAGCACCCGTCTAATAAGTGGGCAGTGTCAACACGTCAGCAATGACAACACAACACGTAAGCCCCACCAATTAATAAAGATTAAGTTCTTTATTTTTTTTACCAATTCACAAGCATCAATCAAGGACGCATCCTTATGGCTACAACTTGCTACGAGTACATGTATGAAAATGCAGAGTACAAAGAAATAGATTCAAGGACATCTGGACTGCATAAGCAGATCAGGGATCTGGAACAAGAACAGAAACAAGCTATGTTCAAGTCTCAAGCTTTAATGGCTGGGATAGATGTAGTACGCAGTCACATGTGGAATCTGGAGGACGTACCCAAATCAGTAGACAAGGCATTAGAGAAGTACACAACTGAGTGTTCGGACTGTTGGTTTGGTACGTTTGGATCTTGCCTTGACTCAATGAGAGATCAAGTAGTGACACTGGCTACTGTGGTACACAACCGCAAGATAGACATTGACACTATCAATGCTCAGATTGAGGAGATAAGTAAGGTCAAGGACACACTAGGCGACAAGCTTAGGGCAGAGTTCCACGCCAAAGAGGAGGCAGTAGCTACTAGCTTTTAACCTTCTCCTGTAGCCATTCCCTTTTTTGGGTTGGTTACATGAGGAGTTTATGAGGCTCCCAACTATTCTTTTCGAGGTATCTTACCCCGTTTTCTCACCATTACGTGCTACAGAAAGAGATAAGCTTTCGGGTTAACACCCACCAAAAATCACAGTAAAGATAAGCAACTTCTTGCTTCGACCAAGTATTTAATTTTTAATGAATCACAATCATTTCGTGGACGCACCTGGAGACCTCCAGCTGTACTCCCATGTCTTGTTTGCTGACGATGGGGAATACCTAATCGAAGCAGATAGCGACATAGACGCACGTCGTAAGGCGGTGCAACTCAGTAACCTATTGGACTTAGCTCCAGTTCGTAGCGAATACAAAGCTATACAGGAGGATCTCAAGTATGGCTAGACGTAAGAAGCCTTATTTTGCCCATCATTGGCAAGCGATTAAGGACTGTCCCGACAAGCTATTCCCATCTCTTCCTTACTTACAGTTCATGGATTGGAAAGTAGCTAATTGGGATATCCCATCAAGTATTGAATGCATCGTTAGATGTACGGACCTTGAAACAAAGAAGGTCACTGAATACACATACCAGCGACGTGGTTTCGCTGAAAGAAAGATCCAACAACTCATGGCTGAAGGCCGACACGAGTTTGTTGTGGTTGACCACGAACATTGCACAAGCCTCTACCCAGAAGATTTATTATGACTAAGTCATTAACAGAAAGACTACGGACATCCGAACTGATCCTGGAAATTATGGATCATGACAATCGTGATGAATTGATTACACTTATGGAGGAGCAATTATTAGATGATTCTATGGAAATCATTTAAACTAACTCTATAAGTTATACTGAACAATTGTAATAATCATTAAGTGAAAAGGATAACTGTTCAGCTAGAAGATTACCTACATAAAAAGGTCAAGATCCAAGCAGCACAGGACAGTTCCACGATTAATGATGTTATGATTGAAGCAGTTAAGATGTATTTACAGAAAAACTGTAAAAACATATAGAATGGTTATTTACCTTAATAGTACATTGCAATCTAGTTAATCTAGATTAATTATTAGGTCTAATTACTCCCTTTAACTTCGGCTTCAAAGGTTATGAGAATCTTTTCTAAAGGAGACTTATATATAGGTAGAGATGATGAATCATTCTACGACCTACAGATCCACTTTGGGAACTATCGACTAGAGTGGGAGTGGAATCCCAAGTCCCATGAACCTCAACCCATTACAGAGGAGGCTGACTGATACTACGATTGAGAAACTAGCTAAAGCTATTGAACTCATTCGTACATTCGACAAGACTCACGGTAGTAATGAATTATCAATCCATGTTATTGCTTGTTTCTTATACATAGCCTCCAGAGATGGTGCTCATAAGCAAGCATTGGAAGAAGACCTACCCTTTATGACAAGGGCTAGTTCTAGCCGCAATACGGATTGGTTGAGTAAATGGCACCGACAACTACTGCCCAGTGGTAGACGTAAACCTGGACTTGGATTAATTAAAAAGGAGGTGGACATCTCTGACAAAAGAAGGTCAGTGCTCAGCCTTACCCCTAAAGGTAAGGAACTAATCACCCAAATCAAAGACATACTTTATGGAGAGACTTAGAACTATTGGTCAAGTATTTGACTATACGTTCAACAACCTTGAAACTTGGGATCACAATCATGCAGGTCGAGCAACAAATGTCACTAACTCGAACAAGTTCATTGACATTCACGGACGATCACTGCAAGTCTCCAAGATCAACCAAGCCACTATGGATGTGGTTAAAAAAGTTCTAAGAGAACGTGATGATGCGAGTAATCGTACTGTCAATCTCTGTATAGGCACTGCTCAAGTGGCTATGAACTTTTGTCTAGGTAGAGGGCTTATCCCTTGGCCTGATCCTCGTGAATTATTCATCAAGAGCAACAGATACTGTTTCCCTATGTTGGAAATCAAGAGGGTAGACAAACCGATTTTCTCGAAAGAGCAAGTCATCCATATGTATGAATATGGTTTACGTCTTAGTAAATCATTAGGTTCCTTGTATCAAAATGTCGCTGAAACTATCTTGTTATCAGCATTTACAGGTATCAGCTGGAGTGAATACGTTCAACTCCAATCATGTGATATCCATTTAGATGCACGTATCCCGTACATATCAGTTGGTGGAAGGCGAAACTTTAAACTCAAACGTGAGGTTAGAAAACGTCAGATTCCACTAGCTGGTGATTCAGCAATGCTGATTCCCATCTTGAAACGTCGAATGGAGGATGTTGAGTACTCCGTTGATTATCATCTTTTTGGTGATGATTGGACTTCAGGATACAAATATGGTATCGACCGCCATCGAAGAATATTTGAATCAATAACTAATGATTTGAATTTAACTTACGATGATCGAGGAGAAAAAAGAACGCCTTATTGTTTAAGACATTCTTTCTGCACTTGGTCATTAAGAGATGGTAAATGTATTGAAACTACTTCTCGATTAATGGGACATTCAAACATCAATACAACCCGTCGGTACCTACACTTAGTATTAGATGATTACGTTGAATCAATGCCAGCCTCCATCCAATTAGCCGAAGCTATCTAGTGTATCTCACAAGTACTAATTCGATTATACCGATTTACCGCAAATGGTAAACGCCGTATACTCAGTACTTTAAAGATACCTCAGATGCACTGCTATTACTGGGTGTGTAAGATGGGATTCAAAGATTCACTAGCATTAAAATCTAGCGAGTTTTAGGCATCTAATAACAATCGGGGTTTGCTGAGAAGTAAGCCCCTCTTTATAAAGCCAGTGATACCAATCTGCATCGTATCCACTTGGGCAACTATCAGCAATCTAGTGAACTACATTTATGCCTACACCGCATCAGATTGATGAGCAGATTAAGCATGAACGTGCTGCAATCGCTCAAGGATTAGAAAGACTTAAAGAGAACACAAGAAGGTTAGAAGAGAAGGATTATGCATCAGCTTCTATATATGGAATTACCACGATTGATGCATTATTACCTTTAGTAGTTGAGAGAATTAAAGATACAACCAACCGCATACATGAAGGATGTGTTGGTGCATCATTTAAGGAGATACATAAATACTTAGCAGATATAGAACCATTAGCCGCTGCTGCTATCACCTGTAAGATAACTATTGATAAGGTATTCTCAATCAAGGACGGTAATAATCAGTTAACAAGGATAGCTGAAGCGATTGGTAAGGGTGTAGAAAATGAGGCACAACTCAGACACTATGAGCGATGTGCTCCAGGATTACTTAATACTCTCAAGGAAAACTATTGGCATAAAGCTATTGGTACTGATCAGAAGGTTGTAGTAATACAAACTTTAATGAACAGATATGAGGTAGAGAGATGGGACACATGGGGTTCATCTAATCGAGTCAAGCTAGGAGGTTGGTTGCTTGACTGTGTGATGAGAACAAGTAAGTGGTTTGACAAGGAGATTGTTAGAGATGGACGCAAGACAACCAATTGCATAGTTCCTACACCTGAGTTCATGGCAATCAAAGATCAGGTGATGTTCAATGCAGAATTGTTCAGTCCACTGGCTTGGCCCATGCTGATCGAGCCAAATGACTGGACCCCTGAAAAACCAGGTGGGTACTTGTTGAACGAGATAATGTTGGGCCACGATATGGTTCGCCGGAGCGGTTCGTCACCTATACAGGGAGAGAAGACTTTTGCCTTTGTAAACAAGGTACAAAAGGTTGCTCTAACCCTGAACCCTTTCACTGTTGAAGTAGCTGAAATACTACAAGAACAGGGAAGAAGTGTAGGAAAATTCAAACCTATAGTTCAGCACGATTTACCTCCTAAGCCTGTTGATATTGCAGATAATGCAGAATCAAGAAAGAAATACAGGCGAGAAAAGGCTGAGGTATTAAACAGACAAGCTCAAGAATTTAAGAAATCTTGTCGAACTCGTATGACTATGGAGACAGTCAAACGCTTTAAAGGAAAAGAGCGTTGGTTTATTCCACACTCATTTGATTACCGAGGGAGGGTTTACGGTATACCCGCCTTCTTAACAGTTCAAGATACGGACTTTGGGAAAAGTCTGATTAATTTCGCTGATTCATCCTTTATGGATGAGGAGGCAGAAAGATGGCTGAGATTTGATGTCTCCACCAAATATGGACTGGACAAGGACACTCTTGATGATCGTCTTCATTGGACATATGAAAATGAGGATTTAATAACAAGAGTTGCTACTGATCCAATAGGTAATCTCCATGAATGGGAGGTTGCTTCAGAGCCATGGCAATTCCTAGCCAGCTGCGATGAGTTCTACCACTGTGTTATTAAGAGAGATCGGATAAGTACAAGTATACCAGTGGCAATTGATGCAACCTGTTCTGGGCTCCAGATTCTCGCTGGGTTGTCCAAAGACGAGTCTACAGCTCATCTTGTTAATGTAATTCCTTCATGTAAACCGCAAGATGCCTACCAAGTAGTAGCTGATACGGCTAGACCTAACTGTCCTGATTCAGTTAAAGCCTACATGGACAGGAAAACCGTCAAGAGAGTAGTGATGACCTTACCTTACAATAGTAAATTTTACTCAAACAAGGCGTACATCAAAGAAGCTTTACTTGAGAAAGGGGTTGAAGTTAGTAAGGAAGATTTGATAGAGACTGTCCACGCAGTTAGAAATGCAATGAATGTCATAGTTCCAGGACCAATGAGGGTTATGAAATGGATAGAACAGGAAGTTGGTAATGCTATTAAGCGTGGAGTCACTGAACTTAAATGGACAGCTCCATCAGGTTTTGTTGTCTCTCAACAGCTTTTTAAGAAAGAGTTTGAACGGATAACTTTACAGGTCTTAGGTCAGTGCAACATGAAAGTCAGTACTGGCGATTCTGACAAAGTAGACAAGGCTAGGCATAAAGCAGCTACGGCTCCAAATCTGATCCATTCGCTTGACTCATGTCTCCTTCTTGAGGCAACCTTAGCATTCGATAATCCGATAGCTTTAATACATGACTCTGTACTATGCAGAGCTACTGATATGACTGAGTTATCTAGAATTGTTAGAGAAAAATATATGTACTTGTTTGCAGAACACGACTACTTAACAGACTTTGCCGAGCAAATCGGAGCAGAGACTGAACCACCTATTATTGGCGACTTAAAACCAGAGTCAGTAATGGAATCCACTTACTTTTTTTGTTAATGACTACCCACACAACAGAGAATCCTGTCACCTTAGAAGGGTTTCAGGCGATCATGAAGATAGGAAAGTTTGGAAATTATAAACTTGCAGCAATCGTTGAGGATGAAGACTTAGTAAATACTTTAGAGACTGAGAGAGAGAACTTGTTAAAGAACAGACAAGCAAGATTAAAAAACCCTAAGAGAGCTACCCTAAATCCTGAGCCTTGGGAAGAGGTCAGTAATGGTAAGTATCTTTTAAAGTTTACTTGGAAGGATGATAAGAAACCTGTAGTCATAGATACTGAAGGTACACTGATCACCGATACAGAGATACCACTTTACTCAGGTTCTAAAGTTAAGCTTGGCTTTGTTCAATATGATTACCAACTACCTGCTGGTAGCTATGGGACCACTATAAAGTTAGCTTCTATTCAGGTTGTCTCGGTTGGAAACAAGGCTGGTATAGATACTGGTGATATGAGTCCAGAAGATGCTGCAAAGCTATTCGGTACATGCTCTGGCTATAAGGCAGGTGAGCCGAACATAGAGGCAGCTGGAACGCCTAGCTCAGTAGAAGACGATGACTTCTAATGTTCAGGTCACAGCTTGAAGAGAAGGTATCTGATCTTCTATGCGAATTAGGTGTTGACTATGAGTATGAGTCGTGCAAAGTCCCATACCAGATCATGCATAATTACACCCCAGATTTCCTATTAAACAACGGAATCTATTTAGAATGTAAAGGATATTGGGATAGTGCAGACAGAAGGAAGGTCAAGAATGTAGTGGAGCAACATCCAGAGATAGATCTAAGGATGGTCTTTCAAGCTCCCTACAACACGATCTCCAAGAAATCCAAAACTACTTACGCCAAGTGGTGCGAGCGTCACAAAATACCTTGGACCGCATGGCACAACATACCAATGGAATGGCTCATATAGAGAGCGAATTCGAGAGGCATGAACCTTGCGAAAACTGTGGCAGTAGTGATGCTAAAGCTATCTACTCAGATGGTCACAGTTTTTGCTTTGTCTGCCACACCCGTACCTCTGGGAATGAGGAAACTAATCACAATCACGCAATGTCTACCAATGTACAAATCCAAGGCTCAGCCCAAAGGCTGCAAAAACGAGGGATCACAGAACAAACCTGTCAAAAGTACAAAGTCTTCAGAGACGGAGAACTTCTACGCTTCTATTATTTCACGAGCGACGGCATACTTCAGGGAGCAAAGGTAAAGACTAAGCAAAAGGACTTCTATTATGAAGGGACTACTACTGATACTCTCTTTGGTCAGCATCTATTTCCTAGTAGCGGTAAACGCATCATTGTTTATGAAGGGGAGCTAGATTGTTGCTCAGGGTGGGAGGCTATGTCGGGTTGGCCCCATGTCTCCTTACCGCATGGTGCTGCTAGTGCCAAAAAAGATATACAAAAACAAATACCATTATTTCAAGGTTATGAAGAAATTGTTCTCTTCTTTGATGGAGATGAGGCTGGTCGCAAAGCAGCGGAGGATGCTGCAAGCGTACTACCACCAGGGAAGGTTAAAATTGCCAGATGCGAGTCCTATAAAGACGCTTCGGACGCTCTTCAAGCGAATGACTCGGAAGCAATAAGACGAGCGATATGGGATGCAAAGCCATATCAACCTGATGGAATAGTCGATGCTAAATCATTACTTAAAGAAGTAACCACCCCACAGAAAGAATCAGATCATGACTACCCATACGAGGGACTTAATAAGAAGCTACGAGGGATTAGGTACGGAAGCCTTGTCACATTTACTTCTGGAACTGGTCAAGGAAAATCAACCATCACCCGTGAAATTGCAACTCACCTCCTCAACAAGGGGGAACGTGTTGGGTTCTTGGATCTTGAAGCAAGTAATAGACAAACCGCATTAGGTCTTATGTCTACGGCAGTAGGTAAGCCATTACACATTGGAGAACATAGTGAGGAAGAACTCAAAGAACACTTTTCCAACACCATTTCTAATTGGAATCTTTTTATGTTCGATGGCTTCGGGTCTTATGATCCTGATGTCGTATATAATCGGATTGAATACCTTGCCAGTGGACTGGAGTGTCGTCTTATATTTTTAGACCATCTTAGTATCCTCCTCTCTGGATTAGAGGGTGACGAACGTAGGATGCTGGATATCACGATGACACGGCTACGTAGCCTTGTAGAACGTACAGGTATAACTCTATTTCTTGTTAGCCATTTAAGACGATCAAGTAATGATAGGAAATCTCATGAAGAGGGAGGACGTGTGTCTTTATCTCAACTGAGAGGATCACATTCAATAAGCCAAATATCAGATGCGGTAATCGGTTTAGAACGCAATCAACAGAGTGAAAATAATAGTAATGAAACAGTTCTAAGAGTTTTAAAAAACCGCTATTCGGGAGAAGTAGGCGTTGCCTCAACATTATCTTATGACCTATCCAAGTGCAGATTTAGTGAGAATGATTTTACGCAATCAGGAGGAGTCGAGACCTCGGATTTTTGAGAACAGTGAATACGAACATCCGTGGTATGACCACATTTCAAAATTAAATAAACCACAGCCCCCAACTGAGGAGGCAATTAAGAAAGCTCAGTTTAAAGACAAGACCTATACGTGGCAAAAGAAATGACACTCGTCTTTGACCTTGAAAGCAATGGTCTACTGAACGATGTTACACGCATTCATTGTATAGCAATTTACGACTCTACGACTGACGAAATCGAAACCTACAATGATGAAAAGAACAACAAGTATTCCATTACTGAGGGACTTAATAAGTTACTTGTTGCTGACACGATTGTTGGTCATAACATTATTGGTTATGACATCCCGTGCATTAGCAAACTATATAACTTTTTCACTCCCCGTTGTCGTGTTGTTGACACTCTTCTTTTATCACGTCTATACCACCCAAATCTCTTTGACATAGATAAAAAACATGAATGGGATGGTATGGAGTTACAACACTACGGCAGACATTCACTCCGAGCATATGGCTATCGTTTCAAAGAATACAAAGGAAAGTTTGGCGAGACAAGTGATTGGTCCGAGTGGAGTCAAGAGATGGAAGATTACTGCGTCCAAGACGTAGAAGTTACCAAAAAATTATGCACCCACTTCCACGACTACCTGATTGGGTTGCGTTAGAGCACTCAGTCGCACAGATACTTACAGAACAAGAACTTTATGGATGGACATTTGATGAGCCAGCTGCATGGGAACTTGAATCGACTATCAGACAAGAGCTTGAAAGCCTTAGTCAATTACTACGAGACAGGCATCCTTTCATTGCAGGATCACGATTCACTCCTAAACGAAATAACCAAATCTCAGGTTATGTAAAAAGTACAGGACGTACAGAAGAACATGAACACTGTGGAGAACTACAAGTTATTGAAGAGTGTTCGTTTACAAGATTAAAAGAACTTAATCCAACCTCAAGAGACCACACTGCATGGGTACTGACAACACATTATGGCTGGAAACCATCATTAATAAGCTCCAACGGGAAGCCCGTAGTAGACGAGATAGTCTTAAAGGAGATTGGAACGGATATAGCTCTGAGCTTTCTCCGATGCTTGGAACTGAAGAAAGCATTAGGAATGATATCCGTCGGCGTGAACGCATGGCTGAAGCTTGTTACGACATCTAGGCGTATTCACCACCACTGCTCAGTAGCTACTAACACATTTAGATGTGCTCACAGAAAACCTAACCTTGGGCAGACGCCCGCAGATGAAAGATTTAGAAAACTATTTACCGCCTCGCCAGGAATGGTTATGGTCGGGGCTGATCTTGCTGGCATTGAACTCAGGATGCTATCGCACTACCTTGCCAGATACGACGGTGGTAGATACGCAGATATCCTCCTTAATGGAGACATACACCAAGTCAACGCCGACGCTATAGGCGTTACTAGGCGTGAAATCAAGACGATTACCTATGCGTGGATGTATGGGGCGTCGAATAAAAAAATAGGTACTAGCTATGACAAGCAATTATCAGATCGTAAAGCATCTGCAAAAGGAAAAGAAATCAGGAATGCCTTTGTCGCTGCCACACCTGGATTGGCAGAACTCCTATCGGCTCTTAAGGAGCGGGGTAATGGAGGCGAGATCAAGGCTATTGACGGAAGAAAACTTTTAGTAGATAGTCCACACAAATTATTAAACTTTTTGCTTCAAGGATCAAGTGCAGTCTTGGCGAAGCGGTGGATGTTAATAACACACCAAACACTAAAAGAAGCTGACATACGTGCTCATCAGCTTGCGTTTATACATGACGAACTTCAATTCGAGTGCGACAACCAATACATAGATGACCTTAAATTCACCCTTGAAAACTCTGCAGTTAGGGCTGGAGAGTATTACAACATGCGAGTACAGATCAACGCCGAATCTAAATCGGGACGTGACTGGTCCGAAGTCCATTGATAGTGGAGATGTTAATAGAGATGGCGATTACTGGGAACACTACGTCGCCATCGAAGCTTGGAGAAGAGGAGCAGAAGTTTATATGAACTTAGGTAGGAGTGGTAAGACAGATTTAGTGATTGAACATGAAGGTCGCATCATCAAATGTGATGTTAAAGCCAGATCAGCAGTAGCTAAAGGTTATCCACATCGCTACTACCAACCTGCTACAACAAAAATGGACACACATAAGCCTATCTTTATGGTATGCGTTCATCCAGTTACTAAGCAGATCCATTGGCATGAGAGCCGTGTACCTACAGGTTGGGAGGGCTTTTGGGATGAAGCTACTTATTGATTGCGATTTCGTAGTATACAAATGCTGTGCTGCGGCAGAGACTGAGATTGACTTCGGTGATGACGTTATTGTTGTCACCTCTAGATTCTCTCAAGCCTATAAGTGTGTAAAGAGAGAGTTAAATCGTATTGCTGATAAGTTCGGATCGTTTGATGAAATGATTCTCTTCTTCAGTGATAGTAAGAATTTCCGTAAGGATATAAACGAGTCTTATAAAGGCCATAGAAACCGTAAGAAGCCTTGCGGTTACAGGAGAGTTATCAATAAACTTTGTGATGAATACTCTGTGATCAAGATGCCTAAATTGGAAGCAGACGATGCTATGGGTGTCTACGCAACTAAGCATACAGGCAATATTATCGTTTCTCCTGATAAGGATATGAAACAGATTGAAGGGATGCTATGGAACTTCGATGATTCTTTCACAATCACGAAAAAAGAAGGGGCTAAATGGCATTTAATACAAACAATGGCTGGTGATAATACTGATGGATACTCAGGAGTTCCTGGAATTGGAGTTAAAAGAGCATCAGCTTTATTCGATAGTAAGGGCTACAGCTGGAGGACAGTTGTTGAGGCATTTAAAGAGAAAGACTTATCGGAAGAGGTCGCTTTAGAGAATGCACGTCTAGCAAGAATACTAACTAACGATGATTATGACGACGAAAAAATGGAGCCAATCCTATGGACACCTTCACCTGACTACATCATAAATGACTGACACCACCAACAACACTGGACCTACCTACTACAAACGTGGGTCCATACAAGTTTGGGATTTCATAAGAGATCAAGAACTTAACTTCCACTTAGGAAACGCAATCAAGTACATCTGCAGAGCAGACCATAAATATGACGACATCGAAGATCTCTCCAAAGCAATCCACTACCTCTCCAATGAAATCGAATCTAGAACAAGCAAGAGAGTTCAGGAACTCGTTCAACGTGAAGAACTCCAAGACGCTCAAGTCGAGGAATATGCAAAAGAATTTGATCGTTGAGGAATTTAAGGAATTTCTAGAGGCAGAGGGAATGCTGTTTAGAAACAGTGCATCTCTGCATGAGGACGCTATTAAAGAACTCAGTGATCTCGTATATGTCTGCTATCAATATGCAGAGAATATGGGATGGGATTTAGACGAAGCTCTCCGTCGAGTCCATCAAAGCAATATGTCAAAACTAGATGAGGATGGAAAGCCTACATATAGGGAAGACGGCAAAGTATTAAAGAGCGCAAATTATCAACCACCTACATTAAGTGATCTTGTCTAATGACAAATTTAATATCTAGAACT